ATTACAATCCAATGCTCTACCAACTGAGCTATCGCACGGGTGATGCCGACAGGATTTGAACCTGCGCCCTTTCGGACCAGAGCCTTAATCTGGCGCCTTAGACCACTCGGCCACGGCATCGTTACCAGCTACTGCTAGGATTTGAACCTAGGTGATTGGATTCAAAGTCCAAGATACTAACCACTGTATGACAGTAGCACACCGAAAATATAATGTATGTATTCTTTAAGTATGAAGTACGATAAGAAAGTTAAAATAGTTTTATTAACTATTCTAATATTCATATTATTTGCACTCGCGTGTAAAAATATAAAAACCCAGGAGGATAAACCAATAACAGAAGAAACCGTTTGGACGTATTGGCACTCGTCTTACCAACCAAAAATCGTAAAACGGTGTATAAAAAACTGGAAAACGGTAGGTTCGTGTACAGATGTACGAGTTCTAAACAGGAACACGGTTTTAAAATGGATACCCGAAGAAACAATGGCTAAGTTTTCATCTATAACAAATAACGAAGCAAACAAATCTGATTTAATTCGTCTATACTTACTTCATAGGTACGGTGGTATCTGGATAGATGCCTCTGTCTTTGCAAATAGAAAATTAAGTTCATGGGTACCAAAAGGTGACGCCGTATTTTGTTTCAAGGCAGATAGGTTCTCGAAAAAGAATGTAACGTGTTTAGAAAACTTTTTTATAAAGGCAAAACCGGGTGATAAACTCATAAAAGATTGGTTAAATATGTGTATAAACGATTTTTCAGATGAAAATTACAAAACGAAAAACAAAGAATTTCGTAATATAATAGGTAAAAATGGTGATTACCTCGTACCATACGTATCAAGTATGAAACTCGTTTTAAATAATTATGAGAATTTAGTTACTGAAAGTGCAGAAAAAGGTCCGTATAAAGATACAGTACAAAATGGATGGGACCCTATTAAAATATGTCAAAATATAACGTACACCGAAAATTTAGTTAAATTATACAACCAAACGAGAAAACAATGTAGCCCTGATATTGTTCCTGTAACGGCACCGAGCGAAGATTATTTACCAAATAATGTATATAACCGATTCAAAAATAGGTTTAAAATGATAAAACACGAAAACCATAATTTGGATGTCGATATGGTATATTGTATATCTATGCCCCAAAGGAAAAAATACATAACACGAATGCTCGAACAATTACAGACCCCTTATAAAATGTTCGATGCAATAAAACCTTCAGATCTATCTGTGCAAGACTATACACGTTTAAGTCAGACGTATTCACCGACTAATATATATTTATACAGACAATGGACAAAATTACCTGTAGCTTTATCGTTTTTTATGTGTTATTACGATGCGTATTTGAATGGATACGAAACAGTCATGTTTTTAGAAGATGATATAAAATACATGGTAAGTTTAGATAAAATTTACGCCGCGGTAAAAGATTTCAAATCGACTGATTGTGAAGTTTTATTTTTAGGGTATTGTTGGGCAAATTGTGGTATGACATACCCAAATATAACAGAACATTTGTATAGGGCACCTATAGATACACAAATGTTATGCAATCACGCACTTGTTATGAAAGAAAGTTTCATTAAAAGGTTTATGGAAAGAGATGAAGTTACTTTTTGGAGACATAGAAACGATCACACGCTTTCGGATTACATACAATATAATAAAATAAACAAGTGTGTAACATCACCCGCTTATATATCACAAAATCGATCCGAACTTGGTAGTAATAATAAAAACAATACACAAGATCCAACTACGTGTAATTTACACAAAAGAATTTAACTCCACGGTATGTCCTGTGGACGAAAACGACACCCATTTTTTAAAAAGTCAACAAACTGTTTAAATTCTGGCTCGGGATTTTTCATGTGTACCATTGAATCGAGAATAGTTCCTACAAACATGTTATATTTAGGGTGTGGTCCATTATGTGTTAATCTATTTTTACGAAGATTACCGATTTCGCGCGGCATCATGATTATGTTATCACTCGCTTGTATATCATATTTAAATTTATCAAATAACGGGTGGTGTCTAAATTGTACAGGTATAACGTGATGGTCTTCAACGTTACGAATATTAAAACGAAGTTTGAAGTTTCGGCGTAACAGTGACCCGTATCTCATACTATAGTCGGGGAATAGATTTAAACCCACGCGCATCATCGAGTCTTCGAGTTCGTCAACTTCATCCCATGCGTTGAAACACTCGTCAGAAGATGCATTTGCACATATTTCTTTCGCTTCGTCTATAGCTTCCACAAACCTATATTGAAGACGTGGATTCTCGACCACTTCAGGTGTTATATCTATTTTTTTAGAGTATGTACTTTCTAAAACATTTTTACGTATTTGATGTCTTTTATTTTCTGGAGACGGTGGAGTATTGTATAACGATATAATTCTATTCATTTACTTTTTAACGCGCTAAATCTTTAACACGTTAGAAAGTAGGTAATGTATGATCCTAGCGGGGGTCGAACCCGCGACCTCGGCGTTGCGTATGTGACGATAAAGCCACTTAGGTATACCTAGTAATGTATAAGCACCGCGCTCTAACCAATTGAGCTATAGGATCATATCTATACATCGACCATAAACTTTAAGCCAAATACAACCTTTACTAACCGTAAAACGTACTCTTTGTATTCAATCATTTGTACTATTCTATTACTTCTTACCTTTATGTTGGTTTGAAACTGGAAACGAAGTTAACTCACATTGCGAAACGTCCGTACTCATTTTCCTACCCATCTCTAAGTCTGGTGTATTTGGTCTCGATTTAGCTAACCATTTAACAATTTTACGTTTATTATATTCACTATCTGTACCTCCACTTAAATTCGTACCTATCACGTTCAAACCGTTACATACATCGGGTTTATTTTCTTTGTCTGGAAATGCAATATTAAACGCGTCTATGGCATTTGGAGGAATATCTGGTGAGTCATCTAAAAGGCGATCATATTCTTGTCGACACTTAGACACGAATTCGTTTACATCGCCTCTATGTTCCGTCTCGAGTGATAATTCCATCTCGATGTTTCTATAAAATTTAGACCATTGAATACACATGGCCGAGTGTGTTTCCATCATTTTTGAACTGTTATTAAACTTAGAAACAGATGTAAGTATACCTGCAAGAACGTTTAAAAACGCAAAAAAGTATTGGACTGCTATGATTTGTTTTTTCTTTTCGTCTGACATACTTTCATCGTTTGGACTCAAAACCGCAAAACCACCAACACCTGTTATACTTGAAATGATTATACATGGGTACGATAACCAATCGTTTTGTTTTTTATAAAACATGCGTGAGTGATTATGTAACCACCTGTAGCCTGCAGCTTTTTCAGCCCAGCCTATGAGTAGTTTTTCTTGTTTTGGACACCAAGAGTTTATACATACTTTGTGTTTTTCACTCATCCTACTATTTCTTAGAAAATAAATAAGCAAGCTCTCTAGCCTTTGTATCGACATACTCGTTGTTTATGTTTCCGTTATGCGCTTTGACCCATTTAATATCAACGATATCAAATTTACGCATCAATTCAACCATTTGTATCCATTCATCTTTATTCTTTACATCGTCACCCTTTACAGTTTTCCACCCGTTACGTTCCCAGTTTTTTGACCATTCCGTTAAACCCATTTTAACGTAATTACTATCAGTAAAAACACGGACGTATTTATATTTAAGTTCTGAAAACTTTTCTAAAACTTTTATAATTGCCGTCATTTCCATAACGTTATTCGTGGTAATATATTTACCTCCGCTAGCTTCTATTTTAGGATTTGTATTTATAAGATACGCCCAACCACCGGGACCTGGATTACCTAAGCAACTTCCATCTGTGTATGCTTCAATCATTTATAATATACACAGGTTTAAACTTTATACTTCAATTATTTGTTCCCGTTTGTATGGAAAACAGGTATAATAACATTTAACAACAGGTTCAAAAACTGCATACGTAGCACAAATAGTTCCAAAAACTATTAAAAATATATAAACACCTTCCATTACCATAGTATAAACGTTAAATCTTTATATTTCAGAGTTAACATATTTATATTATTACTTAAAATTTTAAGTCATTATAATATAAACATGTTTCATCAAGATTGGGACGAAGTTACTATACACGGTAAAAATGTTGTAAAAGAAAAAGAAAAGGAAAAATACGTAAAGTTCATGGGTCAAGAAATCAAATTACCTAAACGAAGTCAATACTCAGGTAAAACACCCGATCAAAAACTTGACGAAACTGTACTAGGAACCCACAAAAAGGTCGGTAAGGAAACGGGTTTAACCATTCAAAGGGCACGCGTTTCAAAACAATATACACAAAAAGATCTTGCTGGACTTATAAACGTATCAACAGATATCATATCTTCATACGAATCGGGTAAAGCTATCCCTGATCATAAAATCATGCAAAAATTGCGTAGAGTATTAAGTGTTAAACTCTAATCAATGTTATGGACAATACACTTGGTAAAAGGATTCAGCGTCTACGTATCGAAAGAAGTCACACACAGGTTGAACTTGGTCGTAGAATAGGCGAAACTTTAGATACCATAAACAAAATTGAAACGGGAAAACTTGAACCAAACTGGTACATACTCGAAAAAATACAAAAATACTTTAAGGTTAAACTTTAAAATTTGTTCTAAACTTTAAAATCTAAATTTTATTTATTTTTTAAATTTTATTTTTTTACTAAAATCAATACACTAAGAAACGCTTAGTTGGAGAAGGCAAGACCGCCCATACCGGATTGGACGCGGAGAACGTTGTAGTTGACAGCGAACATGTCGAGGGATGGGGTAGCCAAAGACGTACCAGTGAGGTCCTTGAGCTTGATCGCAACTTGCGCGTTGTCGATTCTGGAGAAGTTGCAGGTACCGGTTGGTTGGTGCTCTTCTGGCTTGAGCGCAAAGGAGTACGAGTAGATACCTGGCATTGGGGAACCGGAGTGGTGTTGGTACGCTTGCACTTGGTTAAAGTACTTACCGGATTGTTCCTTGAATCTGTCTTGACCGTTGAGGACCAACTTGAACGTGTCAACTGGACCGACGGATTGAGTAGCACCAGCACCGCTGCCATCTTCCGTAAGTTCTTCAGTACCACCATTGGTACCGACGACGAGAAGTGGGCAACCGGCTTGACCTGGGGCAATTTGACCTTCACCAGACTTTTCCGAGGAGCAATCGACAACAACGTCGGCAGCGGCCGCGTTGGAGCAGAAGTTCCACAAACCAGTGGAATTGGCGGAGCCGCCGTTAACACACCAGACCAATTCCTTGACTGGGTGGTTGTAGGACAATCTGACTTGCTTGGTCGCGTTGGACGTGACCGAATCGGAGCCAGTGTGTTGCACTTGCTCGATCAAGTATTCGTGACCCTTTTGGGCGAATCGTCTACGCTCTTCAGTGTCGAGGTAGATGTAGTTGGCCCACACCTTGAAGACGGACGTGTCCAAGAACGCATCGAATTCCGCAGTCAAGTCAAAGTCGATTCTGACTTCGTGGTATTGCAAGGCAATCAATGGCAAGGCCAATCCTGGGTTTCTGTTGAAGAAAAAGATGAGTGGCAAGAAGACTTGTCTAGAATCCGCAGCGGCAGTCGCAACGGTGGAGGTCATTTTACCCCAGTTAGTCTTGGCCGCATCGGACAAGTACAATTCGGAGTACAATCTCCACCATCTTTGGTAGTGCTTATCGATTCTTTGACCACCGATAGACAATTCAGCGTTCTTGATCGCACGCTCAGCGACCCACGAGGAACCAGTGTGACCACCTGTGTTGATACCAGACGCGGCCTTGAGTTCGACGTACATGTCACCGACCAAATCACCGTTTCTGGCGATAGTCACGGAAACACGACCGGAATCGGCGGCGGTACCGTTGACAGTTTGTTCGATGTTTTCCATCGCGAAGTTAGTGTGGCGTTTGTAAACCGCCTGGAAGAAAGTGACTTTTGGGTTACCAGTCAAGTAGACATCTTGGGCGCCATAGGCGACGAGTTGCATGAGACCACCGGCCATTTTTAGTTTGTTTTGTACTATAGGCTGAGATTTTTTTTTCAGATGATTTCGCGAAAAAACACGGTTTGCTTTTTCCTGGGTTATATAAATGTCCAACCAAAACGAACTTGATACCGTACCTGAACTCGAAAGTGTCGATGATCACCCTGAAATTGTTAATGAAGAAGACATTTCTTCAGAAGAAGAAATTGAAGATTCTGGATCTTTCGTCGAAGACTCTGAAATTGACGAAGATGATATTGATTTAAATGATTTTGATGATTTAGATAACCCGTTATCTGAAACAAATATGTTATTGAGCTCCGTTCTCTCGACTGAGGAAGGAGAAACAGTCTGCTCTGCACTTGTAAATATTTCAAGGCAACTTGAAATGCAAAACAAAATTTTAATTAAAATGTTATCCCAACTTCAAAAAAAATAATCTACTTAGAAGATAAATTCTTATAAAATATAAAAGACATGTCTGAGATTTATTACCCACAAAGAAATCCAGATATGGTATTGTCATCAAATATACTTGTTAACACATCTATCGAAAAATTTAATTCTGAGGAATTATTGGATTTCTTATGCAAACTTGAAAAGTACTTTCGTCTCAAATCGTTAGAACATACCAACCCTTTCAAGCTTGGATACATGTTTTTTTGCGATAGTGAAGAACTTGATGAAAATGGTCTCTGTAAAGAATTCTCTTACGAAAGGACAAATGAAAAATATACAACTTCTATCCAGCGTCTCAGTACACTCTTCAATAGAGCAGATACACTTGGTATATTAACAATGGAAGACGAAGATTTTACAATATCTCGCCGCATTAACCGTCTCATTGATCAACTCGACGATGCATGGCAAATCATGTATAGATACAATAGAACTATACAAAGAGTCGAATTTCCGACGTGGGCTGAAGCAACTGTAAAATCCGACCCTACCATTTTCAGGACATCTGTTTTTGATGTTGAAAATTTGAATACGTTTCAAAAAGCTCTTACAACTGTCCTGAAAGAATTATACGAGAGTAATATCAAAAGGTACCGGGGATATTGTTGTAACCAAATAAAATACAACGGATTTGATACACGCGCATGGAATCAAAAAGAAACTATAAAGGAATATGTTAATCGTATTGCGCCCAAAGAATCTCGTTTTGAACTATGGAAGGAATTAACACATAACGGTACTGGTATAATAGAACAAGTCATAAAACATCTTGGTAACTGCTGTGATATGCAATTTCCCGAAATTGTAAAAAATAGACACGTTTGGTCTTTCAGAAACGGTATTTTTATTGGTAAGGAATGGTGTGGTATAACAGAAAAGTATAAAACGGCTTTCTACCCATACGACTCAAAAGAAGCTTCAAATCTTGATCCATCGATAGTGAGTTGTAAATACTTCGACAGTGATTTTGAAGACTATCATCACTTGACGGATTGGAAAAAGATACCAACTCCGTATTTTGATAAAGTACTTCAGTCACAGGAATTTGAAGAAGAAGTATGCAATTGGATGTATGTTATGGGTGGACGTTTAACGTTCTGTTTAAATGACATTGATAAGTGGCAAATCATTCCATTCTTGAAAGGTATTGCACGTTCTGGTAAATCCACACTCATAACTAAAGTTTTTCAGAAATTCTATGAACCAAACGATGTGAAGAAACTTTCGAACAACGTCGAAAAACGATTTGGTTTATCCGGTATCTACGATGGTTTAATGTTTATCGCACCAGAAATCAAGGGTGACTTAAATTTAGAACAGGCTGAATTTCAATCGATAGTTTCTGGAGAAGAACTTGCAATTGCAATTAAATTTGAAACAGCAAAGAATATAACGTGGGACGTACCGGGTATACTTGGTGGTAATGAATGTCCACAATGGAAGGACAACTCTGGTAGTATTTTGAGAAGACTTATGACATGGCATTTCAAGAAACAAATTCGTGACGAAGACACGGACCCTTTACTTGAATTAAAACTCGAAAGGGAAATGCCTCTTATTTTACAAAAATGCGTGAGAGGTTATCTAGAATATGCACAAAAATACCAAGATCAAGACATATGGAACATCATTCCACAGTATTTTAAGGAAGTCAGGAAATCGGTCGCGACAGTTACAAATGCGCTCGAACATTACTTACAGTCAGATAAAGTACAATTCGATAATGGTGGTCTCAAGTATATGTGTCCGTTGGATGTATTCAAGGAAAGATTTTTCACGTACTGTGTACTCAATAATTTAACAAAACCGAGGTTTAATTCAGATTTCTACATAGGTCCTTTCAGTAGTCGGGGTATAAAAATAGAAAGATTAGATATCGAATACAATTTCAAACAATACAAAAATAAAGAAATTGTAGTCGGGGTCGATATGATAAATGAAGAAGAATATTAAAATTCTCAGCCTAGTATAAGTATGGATCCGCGTCAGTTCGTGCAGAATTCAAACATACAAATACAGCGTACAAACCCTGTACAGATGGCACCACCCGTGAGAGTAGTCACTAAACCCACTGTACAGCCACAGGGAAGTGTATTTTCAGAATTAAGAACCGGGAGTTTAAAACCAGGTATATACAATATAGTAGTAAATAAGGATTTTACACAAGAGAGTCGTGTTGATTTAATAAATATATTAAAACGCAAACCAAAAGGACATGCATCCATTGCACCGGGTTTATCAATAGATCTTAATGAAATCAAGGGTATATACGGTCGTTTTCAAACAGGTGCTATACATACGAGTAATTTTGGTATGAGAGGTGATTTAGACAAAAACTTCTTTTCGGTGCAGCTCTCTGGATATATGTCAGATGGTATGAATAAGAAAAATTTTAGTTTTAACATATACAGAAACGGTAAAATACGGTTTTCGGGTGGATTTTTAGGTTCTAAAAACTTAAAAAGACAACCAGAAGCATTGCGAAAATATTTAATAGACACGTATACACAACAACAGGGGTTTTTATACAACGATATAAAATACAATAATATCGGTGGTCAATTTTCAATAAACGCAAATTTCGATTTAAGTAGAATAGCACAAGAAAACCCACTAAAATCATTTATTTCTTATGACCCAGAAAGATCACCTTTTCTATACATTGAATATAACGAATATAATTACATTCTTTCGTCAAAATCCGATCAGCTTGGTGCAGGTATAGTACAAATACAAGGTGAAAAAAACCCAGATAACCTCGAAAACGCTTATACTTTAGGCGTAGAAATGGTTAAAAAATTAAATGAAATGGGATACACCATGGGGTTAGTAAATAAAAATGTTAATGCAGTTAAACCATTAGTTAAAAGAAAAGAAAAGATAGGAGTATCTACATGTCCTAAAACTAGAAGACCGCCGTGTAAAGAAGGTTACACCACGAAGAAAAATCCACAGGGATACGATTGTTGCTACAAAATACCAAAAAGAAAGCCGGTTAAGAAAAAAACAACAACCTCGAAAACAAAAAATATGAAAATCACATACGATAAAGATGGTGTGATGAAAATTGGTGGTCGAAAATGTGAACGTCTTACAAAACCCGTTTTACTTGAAGTTGCTAAAAAATTGGGCGTCGTTGGTGTAAAAAACAGGAACAAAAAAGAAGATATTTGCAGGGCTTTGGATAAAATAGAAAAGGGTAACTCTAATTATAAAATAAACGATAAATTGTGTAAAGATATGAAAAAGGATCAGTTAATCACGCTTGCAATTTCTAGGGGTATATCAGTAAACGATAAAGATACCGTTAAAATTTTATGTCAAAAACTTAAAAATAGACCAAACACACCAAATTCTCCTAATGCACTCGCAAATGAAATTGAAAAGGAAATGTTAAATAAAATGAAAAAGAATAAAAGAGCACCCAAAAATATAAAACGAAAACTTAACAAAGTGGGTATTAAAAATGATTTAATTAAACTATACGGTAAATCTTGGATGAAAAAGTATGGTAACGTCATGAATATTAATGAAAATGTCAATAACGTGAAAAAGGAATTGGAACGTATGGAAATGAAAAAGAATTTAGTCACCAAAAATGGCGTTTTGAAAAAGGGAGAGGCTGATAAAATAAAGAAAGATATGGTATACCGATTTAAAATTGACAAAAAACAGTATCTTAAGAAATTATTATTAGAAAAAGAAGCTAATAAAATATACGGTAAATTTGGTAAAAACGTTGTAAATAAAGTTGTTAATTATGCAATGTCGTTACCAAAAACACCTTTGTTAAACAGTAATAGAGTCGTTAATTATGTTAAGTTACGTAGAGAACTAAACGGTGCTCCACCGCTCCCATTAAACAAGAAAAGACCATCTCCACCTAGACCAAAACCCAAACCTAAACCAAAAAAACCTGTTATTAAAAGAGCACCGGTAAAGAAAAGAACAGTGCCTCCAAAAAAGAATGCAGTTGTTCGACGTTTGAACTTCAATTCTAACTCGAACTCAAACTCAAACTCAAACTCGAACTCAAATTCCAAATCTAAAAGTAAAACAAACCAACAAAAATTAAACAACTTATACAACAATTTTAATAAATTCACTTTAAAGAATAAAAACAAAAAGTAATTAGTATAATGGAAAATCCAAGAAACTTTTTACTTTATAAACTTAATTCTAATAAGAATAATAACGTGATAGATGATATGGAAAAAACCGATAAACGTATAATATCAAACATTATCGATACTATCTATTACACTATATGTGATTACATAAAAAAGACGCGAAGAGAAAATAATAGACTTATGGGACGTTTAGAAATAAATTATAACTACACGGATGAATTTCACGATTCTGTAGATCCGTATATATATTTGGACGAGAATCGGGAAATTGATGATACGGGATTAATTATGTATATTTATGACAACTTCCAAAGAATGGAATCTACTAAACATAGACGCATTATGTTTTATATGATGAACATTTTATATTTCGATTTATAACTTTATCCGGTTCCGATATTTGTTTAAGATGTTTTGCATGATAAGAAAAATCATACCCCTTAAATTTATTTTTGATTTCATCAGAAAGTGCAAAAGCCTGTACTTTCTGAGAAATACCCGAACAAACTGATATTCTTTCTAAATTTAAAAATTCGTCTTCCATCGTTACGAAACTTTTTAAAGATTCATGTGCTATATTATCATTTTCCATTTTTTCAAACATTTTTTTAGATTCACCGTGACTCATGTAAAAATATTTAGATGTATAACCTAGAATATTAACATAATCTCGAGATGTTATATCTTGATTATCGTAATATATGAATAAAACTAAACATAAAATTAATACCCAGATTAACATATATAATTACTCATATTAAAAAAATCCTTAATTTTATGAATAATTTTAAATAATGTATCTATATCATCAACCTTATTGGGTTCAATTATTTCAAACTCGACCTGATACGTATGAGAATCTTCGGCATCCATATCTTGAACCATACCGGAACATATAGTCATATCAATAGACAAATTCTTTCTAATATAAGAAAAACGCTCTTTAATTTTATTTCTATCCCATTGATTATCACCTGTATCTTCTATAGGTATTTCATGTGATACATTAAATCTTATATCATAAGGTGATTTATTCAAATGTTTAAAATCTTGTGTAAAGACTTTTTCTTTACAAATAAGTGTATCTTCCTCCGTAGTTTGATCTATAGTTAATCTATTATTATGGTTATTACGATAGTAAACTTCACACGATGAATTAACAATTTTTTCCCAACCAGTATATATCTCTAAACCTTCCTTGAATTTGTAGAATGCATCTTTACCAACATTCGTATCAAAAAATGTACCGTTGAATTTACCTAATCTGAATTCCATTTCAACGTATTTATCATTTTTATACTTATCAAGAATTGGTTTAATCTCGTCACAAAGTTTATGAACGTCCATTTTATTTATTACATTTTATAAAACGCGTCTTCTTCTTAAGCCTTTTTTATCACCTTTTTTTATATGCACGGTTTTATAAATTTGGGAAATACGTGTTATTTTAATTCAGCTATTCAATCATTATTGCACGTACACGAAATATCAGCGCATATAATAGATAATAAGTATACGGGCGAATGTAAATTTACAAAAGAATACGAAAAACTTATTCATATTTATTTCAAAACACCCGATGTTAAAGTTTTTACTATTGGTCCAATTTTAAATGAGTTTGTTAAAGTATTTCCACGATTTAAAATAGGAGAACCACATGATGCACAGGATGCAGTTTTTTGTATAATAGATATACTCGAAAAAAGTTACCCTTTTATAAAAGAATTAGTATATGGTAAAACTAAACAAGTAACTATATCACCTGTAAGCAAAAATACATACGAAAGTCCATTTTGTATTCATATACTAAATGTGGAAAGAAATATTAAGTGTTTGAAAAAAATGATAGAAAAAGGTTACAAATGGAATACACTTGAAGATTATGTCGATAACAATGGTAAAAAACACCACGTTGCAACTACTAGGACTACGTTTTTAAAATATCCAAAAATACTATTCATTTCTTTTGATAAAAAAAGTTACGTCGAAATCGAAGAACAACTAATATTAGGCGATAATGTATACAATTTAAGATCCAGTATAATTCATAAAGGTATTCAATATGGTGGTCATTACATGTCTATTATAAAACGTGGAGACGATTGGTTAATACAAGATGACGATAAATTAGGTAAATTAAACAATTTTCCTAAAGAAGATAATCACTTCGTCCTGGTCTACAATCTAAAAACTCCTTCATCTGAATATCCTCCTTGATATTCACAAGGGTTCGATAAAATGTCCTTCTACTATTTGGAAATGTTTTGTCAGCCCTTCTCTTTATTGGTTTCCACCAAAAAGGTCCCTTTTCCCATGTAACATACATACATTCAACAATATCATTTTCTTTTAACCATTTATATTCTGACATGCGATCAATAGGTATAGATGACTCAAATATATGCTTGCCCCTATCTTGTATATATAATCTCCATACATACGTACCAGGTACACATCCAGGTGTTTCCACAGTTGGACCCTTTTTAACAAGGAAATCGATAGTATTTTTATTTCTCGGTTTCCACTTAAACATGGTTTCGTGAGTTCCTATTCGAATACTTTCATTTATGGGTGTAAAAATAAGACCATCCATCTCTTGTTTTACAGTTGGAAGATACTTATCCATAAATTCATTAAATTCATCGTGTAAATGAAACTTCTTTACTTTTAATGTAATTGCATCCGTTGGTAAAATAAGTGCCTTTTTACATGTGTTTTCGCAATACTCCAAACGTTCCAAAAAATTCTTATTTCCCACCACTTCACCACATGTCATTAAACAATCATAAATCATAAACATGTTATCATATAATTCACCTTCAAATATTGTACCCTTATATACAGAGAGTCTGAAATTTAACTGAACTGTAAACATTTCTAAAGCACGATTTATAAAAGCACATATTCTCTTATTTCCATATTGAAATATTAACATCATATATCTTACACCATCCGTTTTCTCACAAACAACGTAATCATTTTTTGATAAAGTATCAAAATGTTTTCTTTCTATAGATATTGGTTGACATCCCGGAAATATACCTTTACCTAAAGTACCCCATGATTCTTCCATGAATCGAATCGCATATTTGTAAAGATGATCTTCCTTCTTTACAAAAATACGTACCATTTGTTTTATATTTTAATTATATTCTTTAATTACTTTTAACACCGTACGCGTTTAAAATATTACTTATACATTCATGATTGTATGTCATGACTAACTTAGCTTTTGTATACGCATGAATTTTGACACCTGAATCCTTAAATTTAGAAAACATGGTTTCTAATTTAGGGTATATTTTAAAATTAGATGATTTTTTATCTTTTATGTGCTTAATTACATTTTTAGTTAACATAAGCCATGATTTTGCACTTGTTGTACTCACTACATAAATACCATCGGAAATTTTTTTATTACGGTCAACCACGGTATCAAACGATAATCCTAATTGTTCGACCGGTTCTTTAGATTTATTCTTTACTTTATTTTTAAACATATTCCAATCTATACCCTCTTTAACACCGGGTAGAACTAAACATCCAATACCATCATGATTTTGGAAAAGTATTTTTAATGATTCGTCATCTACATGAATACCATAATCAACAAAAAACAATCTTTCGTGCGTTTTCATATACCTATGAATTATTTCAGATTTTTCAAAAGGATCGTCGTTAACAAAAACAACTTCATTTTCAACACCTCCTTTTTGTAAACAAAATAAATTAAATCTAAGAATAGTGTGTAAAGTTTTTACGTGACATGATTTATTACGAGTAACTATTATAGAAGCAAATTTCATTTTATGTATTAAAAACGCTAAGCCTTAAGCCTTTCTTCTAAACATCCAGAAAATGGTAAATTACCAATATGACCTAAACTTGTATGGACATCTGCGTAAATTTTACCCCCAATTTGTTGCCACCTTCTACAAAATGCATAATCCTCCGAAAGATATCTTTTAGTGTCTGGATCTATCATACAATCAAACACGGCACAATAATCATCAAAGTCTCGATTTTGGTGATCATTTTTACAATTTAAATCTGTATAATGTTCGTGCATTTTTTCAAAAGCTTCTCTTTTTATAACCATAAAACCAGTTGGACCATCAAGAACTTCAACAAACCCATTCTCAACATTTCTTTGTGTAGCTCCTACATTTGCAACTAGACACGAAGAAAGCATTGCCATATCTCTAGTATCTCCATTTTCAACAGCTTGTTTTGCTTGATCCCACATAACGACCTTTTTAGGATACAAAGATACGGAAATCTCGTGATTAGAACGAACTAAACGCACGATCGATTTTGGATCAAAATCTATATCGGCGTCAATAAATACAAAATGTGAAGCATCTGATTTCTGCATAAATCTACCTACCGCTACATTTCTAGCACGGTGAACTAAACTTTCATTTTCGGTTGTATCTAAAACCATTTGGATACCTTCTCGTATAAATTCAAGTTGAAGTTTTACTATACTTATCATGTATTTTTCTAAACAAACACCACCATAACACGGTGTACTTATAAAAACTTTAGGTTTTTCTGACATTTATTATTAAACAGATTTATCCTCTAAGTATTTTTTTATTATATTTTCTATTTTATTAATCGTGGGTATAGATACAACGCACTTTTCGTTAATTTCATTTTTAGTTACACGGTGTTTCAATACCATATATATTATAACTGAAGCAACACTATTTGGCGTTTTACTCATAAGGTCAGAACACGTTTCCAATTTAGAACACATATTATTACATTTTAACCGTTCTTCTCTGGAAACATCAAATGAATTTAGTAACCTTTGCATAACATCATGGGGTAAAGTTGTGTACGTGTTATTTGTTTTACCCAACATTACCTCCTTAAACATTTGTGATGTTCTACTTAAATCCTTTGGTTGTATTGAAAACATATCTGATATTTCTTTAGTGGTCCTAGGAATTTTTGACATTCTACACGCAAACAAAACACAATTTGCTTTTATACCAGTTCTAACAGCGCCACGTGTTAATTTCTTTTCATTAAATTTTTTATACATCATTTTTGCATCCTTAACAACAGTATCCGGTAATCTAAAACATGCTTCATCTATATCCTTATATGCATGGAATAACGATCTATCTCTATGATTCATTGATTGATGAAAATTAATTTTTGCCATTCGTTTATTAGAATAACTCGAAGTTTTACCAGTTGTAATAATAGTACCTTTACCCCAATCCTGTGAAAAAAGTTCAGGGTTTGCATTAGGTGCACTACACCGCGAAGGATCATTAACCTTCCCATCTTCGGTAACACCGCTCGTCCATTCTGGTCGATCATCTATACACATATCGTCAACTAATCCGCAATTCGGACACGTTGGTAAACCTTCTTTTGTAATTATCTTAACGTGATTGCAATCTATACACAAATTATTATCTACCGACTTTATCATTATTGGTTTTTTTAGTAATTGATCCACATCGGACCAAATAGCAGTCAGTTCTTCCATGTTATTGACGTATTTTATAAATTTTAATATTTATCACACGAAACTTAGGTGTTAAAAATTATTTTCATCTGCCTGAATCTTAGCAAATGACTCTATACTATCTACCATTTGCTTATACCTTAAAGAACCAGGGCTTCTTGGGTTCCATTCTTTCCACTCTTTATCAATTACATTATGATTAGATGGTGGTATAACAACACCGTCTATTTGATTATCTGGTACTATAAAATCATTCAAATCACTACCATCGTCATCTGATTCATCTATTATATTACTATCTTCATCTGAATCTATTTCATCTATCATTGCATATAGATGGTCTTTTACGTTAAAAAAATAATCATCACTTACAGTCTGATGGTGTTCTGATAAATTTATCTCCTGAACAAGTTCTTCATTGTTTTCGAGTTCATAAAGTCTAGCTCCTTTATACGTAAGGGATGTTTCAGAGTAATACGAAACGACCAGGTAGTCGTCATGAACCTCTTTTACACTGGCATACATTTCATCTTCAATATCGTCCTCTAAGTTGACTAAAACTTTTATTAATTCACCAGGCTGAATTTCAGAAATTTTAATCATTCTTAAAGTTTTCACACAAAAATATTTGTAAGTATTAGCACACATGGGAGTAGAAATTTTATCAAAAGAAGGATGTCAATACTGTGATCTAACAGTTGATTTATGTAAAGAATACAAACTTGAAAACAAAAAAATCATAGTAGACAAAGATGAACTAAAAAGACGTTGTGGTGCGCAAGCGTCTGTATATCCACAAATTTTTATCAATGATGAACTTATTGGAACGTATTTTGACTTTCAAGACTATCTTGAAGATTCAGAACCAATGTTATTACCAACACTGGACCGTTTTACTGTATTTCCTATAGAACATGAACATCTATGGGCTATGTATAAAAAGGCACAAATGTCAAACTGGACTGCCGAAGAAATTGATTTTTCCAAAGACATGGACGACTGGGTAAATTTAAGCGATAACGAAAAACATTTTATTAAATATATTCTTGCTTTTTTTGCAGGTTCAGATGGTATAGTATTTGAAAATTTAAATAATAATTTTGCAAGTGAGGTTCAATATACCGAAGCTAGATCGTTTTACGCTTACCAAGAACACAATGAAATGGTTCACGGTGAAACATACAGTAAACTTATTGATAAATATATAAAAAGCTCTTCTGAGAAAAAACAACTTTTTGAAGCTATACAAACTATACCGTGTATAGAAAACAAGGCTAAATGGGCCATGAAATGGTTTAATAAAGATAGATCTTTTGCCGAAAGATTATTTGCATTTGCGTGTGTGGAAGGTATATTTTTTTCAGGTAGCTTTTGTGCTATTTTTTGGTTAAAAAAAAGGGGTTTGTTACCCGGACTTTGTTTTAGTAACGAACTTATAAGCAGGGATGAAGGTTTACATTTAGAATTCGCAATTGAATTATTCAAAATGTTAAAACATAAACCTAATAAATCGATAATTGAAGAAATTGTTAAAGATGCAGTTTCTATCGAAAAGAACTTTATAATAGATGCATTACCATGTAGTCTTATTGGTATGAATTCTGAAAAAATGTCGGAATATATCGAATATGTTGCCGATAGATTATTAAAACAAAGTGGTCACGATAAAATCTGGGGAACTAAAAATCCATTCGATTTTATGGAGAATATATCACTTGATGGTAAAACTAATTTTTTTGAAAAAAGGGTTGGTGATTATGGTAAAATTGATGAAGATTCAACTTCAATTGAATTTGATGAGGAATTTTAATTCATGGTTATACTTTTACCATTACTACATTGACATGTCACGGTTTCCGCATTATTAAATTCACCTGGTAATGCCGAATCTGGAACACCTGTTATATCGAAAGAACCTAACGATAACCCAGAATCCAATGGTGAAAATTGTGTTTCTGCCATATCAGGTAACGGAGAAGGCATATCAACCATTGGTGGTGGTACCATTTCCCGACTCATGGATGGAGATGGAGATGGAGTCTTAACAACCGGTTCTTCGGGAATATCAACTTCTTCAGTAATAATAGCATCCTCTGGTATAATTTTTTCTGGTGCTGGACCGGGTCCTGATGGAGATGGGTCCATCAATGTAAACCCTTCGCGTTTTATGTTCATCATCCCCCACACAACCAAAAGAAATACCAATGTATGGAACATTAAACCTTTCCCGGTTGGGCATCCAGTTGGACTCGAAATCCATTTACCAAATATTCTTCGCGTTATTCTAAACGTATCTGGGTTTGCTATTATAAAGAAAACCAAAGCAGACATAATTGATATCAAAAACTTTTGTTCTTGTTTTTTACCTTTACACCCACATCCACAATCGTTAAATAGCCAACTTTTTTTATGACCTGTACAAGACATTTTTATTAATATACTATCAGAAAAAAATACACTTAAAGTTTTTGATCTTATATAATATATAAAAAATGTCTAATAATATTCAAGTTTCTAACCAATTCGAACCATCAACCGTTATCTTCAGTGCTCTGAAGAAAAACAAAAACGGTGGAAAATCCGTCGTTCTTACACGCGGCGACAAAAAGAAACTCTACTTGCAACTCCCTTTCATGCGTTCACCATTTGGTCTAAGTGCATTCACAGATGAATCTACTAACAAAACATCGTATTCGCTTGATTTGTCGTTTGATAACGACAACGAAGAAGCACAGGAACTAGCAACTAAATTAAGAGAATTGGACGAAATCATTCTTAACACTGTTGCAACTAATTCTAAGGAATGGTTGGGTAAAAAATATGATATCAATGTTATTCGTGAAGCTCTATATAAACCATTGGTTAGACAGGGTAAGGAAGGGTATGCAGATACACTGAAATTAAAAGTTCAAACAAATTCAGCGGGTGAATTTGTATCCGAAGTTTACAATTCTAATCGCGAACAAATCAGTATGGATGATATCGAAAGGGGTCAAAAATGTATGTGTATTGTTGAAATCGGACAAGTTTGGTTTATTGATAATAAATTCGGTGTAAGTGTTCGATTATCTCAAGTATTATGCGGTGAATCCAATAAACTTCCAAAATTTGCTTTCCAAGGTTTAGAGAATAACGATGACGATTATGTAGAGGAAATCATGAACGATCTTATCGATGAATAAAATATTTTACTACAATAGACCACAACATGGAACGTGAACGCCATTTGAAAAATTTAAAAGTTATATCTAAACTCGCAAAAAATAAAAAAAATAATTCAACTCAGAAAAAAAATTTAGGTAAAAATCTAATTAAAAGTATGCAGGGTATGGGGTGTAATCCTGAAAAATTTTTATATTTACCAGATAATAAATCCATCTCACTTTCTATAGAAAACTCAAGTTCCTTAGGTACAAAGAAAATTGGTCAAGGATCATTCGGTGATGTCTATATGGGGTGTATAGATAAGGAATGTAAAAAGAAAGTTGCTATAAAAATTGTTATTAATGAAGATATATCACACGAATATAAAACAGGTAAAAGAATTTCTCTTTATGGCGGTATAAAAACTTACTCTATACAAAAATGTAATAACATAACATTTATGTATTCTGAGTATGCAAATAGTGGTACTCTAAAATCATTTTTGAAAAACAACAAGACTAATATATTACCTATACATTTTAGAACAATAGTAACACAAATTTTATACAATTTGTATAGAATACAAAAAAAGTACCCATCATTTAGACACCACGATTTACACGCAGATAATATACTTATAAATTCATCAAGCCCATCCCGAGTTAAATTATATAAAATAAATAACTCAACATTAAAAGTTCATGATATAGGTATACAGGCATTAATATCAGATTATGGTTTATCCACGGTAAATGGCATTAAAAACCCTGAAGTAGATAACGACCCTAAACTATTCTATAAAACGAAATCGGGTATATTTAGGGGGTCACATCCCATGTATGATATACAATACTTTTTGAATGCGTTAAGACAGGAAATACGAATACTGGGTATACATAACGGAATGGAAGTAATTCAGTTTATAGAACGAATATTACCACGGGAATATTTAGGTGTAAGATCTGATAAAATAGACGATTTCCGTCTTCGTGCTCAAGAAGAACACCCAAAATTACCAACGTTTAAACAAATATTTAACGATAGGTATTTTTCACCGTATAAAAAAGCAGTTGTGCCTATTGATATTAGTACAATCATAAAAAGAAACACAAGAGTTAAGATACCAATGGCGAGGAAGAAAACCATGAACGAAATAAAGAGAAACTTAGCAAGTAAAAATGTTAAAAAGACGGCATTAAAACGACCTGGTATTCGAATTCAACCAAAACCAGTTCCTAAATCAGTACCTAAAGTTGTTATGACAAACAAGGGGTATATAAGAATAGGTACGCGTAAATGTCAGTCGTATAGAAAACCAGAACTTGTAAAAATAGCTAAAAATATGGGTATAAACACGGATGGTAAAACAATAAATAAATTATGTGAAAATATAAAATTAAAATATATCAAATAAGTATAATAACATGCTCGCTATATTATTACTTCTACTGATAGATGTGTATATCCTTATAAATACAGGTAAGAAAACAGAAACACAAATAAATACACCAGCACCAGAAGGTGGTGTATCTAAAAAGGAGTGGACAGTTTATGGTACATCTTGGTGTGGGTGGACGAAAAAGCAGTTGGCGTATTTAGAAAAGAAAGGAATACCTCACAAATTCATCGATTGCGAAAAAGGCAATTGCGATGGAATTGAAGCTTTTCCAGTTATGAAAAGTTCTGATGGTGAAGAAGTTGTAGGTTATAAAGAAATTTAAATACCACGAACAACCGCTATCGAGAGCGAAAGAATAAACGCATCGAGGAAGGTACTGATTGGTTTAAGTACGGAAACGTGCTTAACAAGCGATTTGTTCCACGCGAATCTGAGTACGAATGTACTAATAAGAATCGTAATAACAAAAACAAGAATTTCAGTCAAAACTTGGTTCATTTTTTTGGCGTTGGCAAGGTCTCTAATCATTTTTACTAATTAATAATATTTTTTTTCTGTGATATTATTAATGAGGAACAAAACTAATAAGGGTCTCCCCCTGAGCGGTTCCGAACCAGTCTATACCCAAAGACTATGGGGTCGTGCAATTGGTATAGACAATAACAATTGTTACGCGTATGCAGTTGGTGATTATGAAAGGCACCGTATGCAAAAAAGTGTCCCAGGTGAACGGGCTGGTATTCGAAATTTAAAACATACTTACACACACTGTAAAGGATTACCTCAACGCGTTATTGCAGATAATCCCAAAAAAATTTATAAAGTCGATGCAGAAACTAAATGTAAACCTAACCATTTCAAAATCATGATGTTTGTTGCACCTAGTGATAAGAAAAATTACTTTAGACAAGGTGATTTTCATTTTTATAAACAACACGGGTTTGTTGAATATAAAGTGAAAAAAGGAAACACGTATGAAAGTATAGCCAGATTTTTTCAAGTTCCACTGAGTCGTGTTAAAAATTGTGGTGGTAAATGCATTCCTGGTAGAATATTAAAATTCAAGGCTAACATTTTTAGTCACAAACGTGGTTGGGCGACTGGACCACTTTTAGTAGATGCTAAGGGTAAAGCAATAACAGACCCACGAAAAGCATCTCGAAATTACCCTGGGTTATCCTATAAGAAATACTGTAGTTCATTCTGCGTTAAGAATAGAGGGATCAAAGTCGGTCACACGCATCCCAAAGTCGTCAAGAATACTCGTTAAATCATCCTCGTGTTCGACAGCTAATATAATATCCAATGCATCAAAAATAAATTCATTACTCACACTTACTGTATTCGAAGTTGATTCGTAATCATTGAATACAGTAATTTGTACCCTAAATTTAGAACCATCAAACACTTTTCGACATATGGGACACGTCACGTTACCTTTATTTTTCCATTTTTCTAGACAATGTGAATGAAAAATGTGTCCGCACCGAATAGCTTTACTATTTCTTGTCTGTCGAACTTCGTTCAAACATATGGCACATTGAGTCATTATCTAGAAGACTTAAAGAATTTTTTAATCGTATTATTACTCATTATCCTGTGTATTTTCATTATTCGTTCTTTGTTCCGCACCTTCACAAATTTTCTGTACTTGTTCGA